GGTTTGACAGGTAAAGTCGCTGTTGAATATACAGCAGATTTGAATGAGGATTTGCGAAAGAATTTAATCAGCACTATTGAAACGGCAACATCGGCGAACAGTGCATTAACGTTTATTCCGATTCCTGCCGGAATGAAGTTAAATCCGTTAAATTTGAAATTGACAGACGCACAGTTCTTGGAATTGAAAAAATATACGGCATTACAGATTGCCGGAGCATTCGGTATAAAACCAAATCAATTAAATGACTATGAGAAATCAAGCTACGCAAACAGTGAAGCACAGCAACAAGCATTTTTGACCGACACAATGTTGGTTATTCTAAAGGGTTTGGAAGAAGAATTGGCAAGTAAATTGCTGACTTCGGAAGAACTTCAGCAAGGATATTTTTTCAAATTCAATGTTGATGTCGTGCTAAGAGCGACATTTTCAGAGAGAATGGAAGGTTATGCGAAAGCTAGACAAAACGGTTGGCTATCCGCTAATGATATACGAGGTAAGGAAGATATGCCACATATTCCTGAAGAAGATGGCGGTAACGCATACCTAATCAACGGTAATATGATACCGTTAAAAGTTGCTATGGAAGGAGGAAGTCAAAATGCCAAGACACAGGAACAAGAAACAGAATAGTTTCAAGTGTTATATCCGAAATCAGACCGATGATTCAGCCGATATTTATTTTTACGGCGATATAGTCGGAAATGATGGGGATAAATGGTGGGGAAATGATGATAAATGCCCATCTGACGTAGCCACACTGTTGAAAGAATGTGAAAATGTCAGTCAGCTGAATATCTATGTAAATAGTAATGGCGGTGATGTATTTGCCGGTAATGCTATTTATAATATGCTGAAACGACATAAAGCACACAAAACAGTGTATGTTGACGGCTTGGCGGCATCTATTGCGTCTGTCATTGTTATGGCAGGTGATGAAATCATTATGCCGGCAAATTCCTATTTGATGATTCACAAAGCGTGGACGTATGCAATGGGAAATGCCAACGATTTGCGTGAAACAGCGGACAGATTGGAAAACATCGAACAAACGATTGTCGATACATACATGGAAAATGTCGCTGAAAATATCACTGAAGATGACATCAAACAGAAAATGTCTGATGAGACGTGGTTGTCGGCAAAGGATGCGGCGGAATTATTCCCACGAATACAGGAAGATGAAAACATAGATGTGGCAGCGTGTATTTCGTCTATAACCTACAACAATATTCCTAAAAATGTCATTGTCAAAAATGATGACGAAGATGATGAGGAAGAAGATCCGAAACCAAAAAAGACGGATGAAGATGATGAAGAAGATAATCCGGACGAGGAAGAACAGAAAGAAAAAAACAGTAACGAATTGGATATGTTAGACAATTTCGTATTTATGGAAGGAGCAATAGAAAATGAACAAGAAGATGCGTGAGTTACTTGCAAAGATAAAAGAGAAAAATTTACAAGCAAGAAATTTTCAAAATGAAGGTAAGACTGCTGAGGCGAAGCAGCTAATTGATGAAATCAAGGATTTGCAAACATCATACGAAAATGAAAAAGCATTATTTGAAATGGAAAGGGACAACGTACCGGAAGAACCAAAGAATAAAACAACAGCAAACGGTTTTTCTGCTATGGCAAAGATTGCACTAAGAAAAAAATTGACCGAAGCGGAAAATGCATTGGTTACAGGTACAAACGGTACAGACGGTGAGAATTTTCTAATTCCTGAAGATGTTGATACAACAATCAGAGAATTAAGGAAGACATATATGTCAGCAAAAGATTTGGTAACAGTAGTTCCAACATCATCATTAACCGGTAGTTTCGTATTTGAAAAGGGTGTTCCGACAGGTTTGGCAGATTTTGAAGATGGCGATACAATCACAGAAGGCACTAAACCATCATTTGAACAGAAAAAATTCCAAATTACGCACAAAGGTAAGGTTTTCCCTATTTCAAATATACTATTGGAATCGGAAAAGGCAGGCTTGACATCATACTTAAATAACTGGTTTGTTAAAAATTCAATCATCAGTGAAAATACAGACATTTTCACAGCATTGCAAAACGGTAAAACTGCAAAGGCAATAAAGGGATTAGATGAATTGAAATCGTCAATCAACAAAGATTTGGACCCATCCGCCCGAATCGGTGCAGTTATTGTCACAAACCAAACAGGATTTGACATTATGGACAGTGAAACGGACGCAGTCGGCAGACCAATTTTAAAGGAAGACTATGTTACACCAACACAAAAGTTGTTCCAAGGACTACCTGTAATTGTGTTCCCAGACGCACAACTGCCAAATACCAAAGCAGGACAAGCACCGATTTTCTACGGAAATCTTAAAGCCGGTTGTTATTTCATTGATAAGAAAGGTTATCAGTTTGCAGTATCAACTGAATATCAATTCGGTGCAAATATGACAACTATGCGTGTGATCGAAAGCTATGACGTCATTCAGGCAGATAGTTCTACATACATCTACGGAACAATAACGGCAGCAGAAGGCAAGGCTGTAACGACAAAAGCAGCAGCGTAATGAATGGGAGGGGTGAAGAATGTCCCTAACATTAAATGAAGTAAAGAATTTTCTGCGATTAGATACATCCGATGATGATACATTGTTGGAAATATACATATCAACGGCAGAAGAATACGTCAAATCAGCATGTGGCAGTCAAGTAGATTTGGACAATCCAAAAGCACATACCGTAATGCTGATGTTGGTGGGCGACTATTACGAAAACCGTAGTCCATATGGGCAGGCAAAGTATAGTCAGAATGTTTCAACTATGCTAATGCAGTTACAGTTGGAAACACCACAAGATACTGATGATGAGGTGAAAGAATAATGGATTTTGCAAAGCTAAGGCACAAAGTTGTATTTTTAAAGCCGTCAACATCAGAAATAAACGAACAGTTAGAACAAGTTATCGGGTGGTTTCCGTTCCACCCGGTGACAAAGGCTGCAAGTGATGATGTATATTCTACGCAAGACGGCGAAATCCGTTTTAAAAGCGGAGTTTTAAGCGGTTTAAATAATGTGTTTGCCAATTACGGTGTTCGTGCATATGTTTCGCCTGCGACAGGCAGAGAATATGACGAATCACAGAAAATTCGAGCAGAAACAACATACAACGTGGTAACACGTTATTTTAACGGCATTGAAAGTAATATGAAAATTCTGTACGGTGCAAAGGTATTTGACATAGTATCCGTATTGGATATAAATGAGAGTCACAGGGAATTAAAAATCGTATGTTCAGAGGTGGACAGATATGGCAAGACAGAATAAAGATGTATTCGGTTTTGATGAATTGGAAAAATCGTTCAAACGTTTTGAAAAAAACTATCCGGACAAAGCAGATGCACTTTTAATGGCACAGGGACAAGCAGTCAATAGAAAGACAAAATCGCTGACACCGGTAAAGACAAAAAAACTCCGCAATTCGTGGAGATTAAAAAAAGTCAAACTGTACAAGGGTGGAACAGTCAGAGTTGTCAGAATTCAAACGGGAGCACCTCACGGGCATCTTGTTGAATATGGACATGAAATATATCGTGGTGGCAAAACACGAGTAAGAGGCAAAAAACTAAACCGAGTACAAATGAATGCAAGAGGAATAAAGCATTTAGGTCGGGTAGAGGGAAAACTGGTGTTATATACAGCTATGACTGAAGCACAATCACGTTTTGACCGAGATGCAAATAAAATGTTAGATAAATTAGTGGAGGAATTTAACAATGATTAAATCACAGGATATACGCAGATTTATAGCGGACAAACTACGAAATGCAGAATTTAATGTTATATCATCAGAAATTCAAGAAGGCTATCCTAAGCCGGCAGTGTTCATCTATGTATACCCATCATCAATTACAAAATCCGGAGGATTTTTGGAGGATGACGTTTACAGTGTAACCATCAAGTATATTCCAAAAACTGAAACTGCACAAGAATGTGCAGAGGCGGCGGAAAAAATTCGCGAAACATTGATGTACAGTACGATTGATGTACAGGACAGGCATTTAACTATGGAAACAATGGATATGACAATCGAAGAAGAACGTTTAACTGTGATGTATGACGTTCCTATAACACAGTCCATTGATGAATGTGACGATTATGACAATGCAGAAACCATAGAAATGAGAGGTATATAATATGGGATTATCAACAATAAATGTAGAATTTAAAGCAGCGGCACAAACCGCTGTAAAACGCAGTGCAAACGGTACAGTTGCACTGATTTTGAAGGATGAAACCAAGGAAGATACCACATACGTTTACAACAATGAGACGGAAGTGGTTAAGAGCCATTGGACATCAGACAATCTAAATTACATAAATATGGCGTTTAAAGGTTCACCCAAAAAAGTGATTATCGAAAGAATTGCCGCAGAAGGAAGTCTTGATGATGCATTGAAGCGTTTGGCAAATAAGAAGTGGAATTATCTTGCCGTTCCGTCATTACAGGACGGTGAAGTTAAGACTGTGGCAGATTGGATTATTGCACAGCGAACGGCAAAGAAACCGTTTAAGGCAGTATTACCGCATTCTGTATCAAATAACATCGGTATTATAAATTTTGATACCGATGATATAAAAATCGGCAGTAAGACCTATACGACCGCTGAATTTTGCGTATATATTGCCAGTATTATTGCCGGAACTGCACTGAATGAGAGTGTAACAGGCAAAGTCATTTCAGAAATCAACAGTATTACAGAGAGTTTAACCCCCGATGCGGATGTTGATGCCGGAAAGCTAATTTTAATCAACGATGGTGAGCAGGTCGAAATTGCACGAGGTGTGAATTCATTGACAACGGTTGGAACAAATCAGACAGAGGATATGAAGTCAATCAAGATAGTTGAAGGAATGGATCTGATTGCAGAAGACATTAGAACAACATTCAAAGAAAACTATATCGGCAGAAGTAACAGTATTGAAAACAAAGAACTGTTTATCGCCGCAGTGAATCAATATTTTGAAACACTGACAAAGGAAGGTGTGCTATATGACGGTTATGAACATTATGCAGAAATCGACATAGACGCACAAAGAGAGTATTTGGCAAGCAAAAGTGTTGACGTTGCAAATATGAGTGATGTTGCAATCAAACAAGCCAATACAGGCACATTTATGTTTATGGCGGCACATATTCAAATGCAAAACGCAGCGGAAGATTTGAAATTCGTTGTAAACATGTAATCGAGGAGGTAGACATATATGAGTAGAAAAATTTCAGCACCTAACATTATTTCCGGTACACACGGCAAGGTATGGTGGGACGATTCGGTCATTTATGAAATTTCAAGTTTTGAAGCAACACTGGATACTGACCGTGAAGATGTCACATTTGCGGGTGATATGATCAAGGATAGCAAGTTGATGAGTGTATCGGGTACGTTCACAATGAAAGTGCGAAAGGTATTTTCACGAGGCAAGAGTTTTGCGGAAGCGTTTATGCAAGGAAAAGACCCACGTTCTACACTGATTAGTCAACTAAAAGACCCAGACGCATATGGTGGCGGATATGAAAAAATCCAACTGACTAATTGTTGGGTTGAGAGTGTACCACTAACCGGCGGTGAAAACGGTAAGGTAGTTGAAGAAGAATACAAAGGCGGTTTTACAGGATTGAAATTCCTTGCAAGCATTGAACCGATAGAACAGGATTAAACATTTTAGGAGGATATAAAAATGACAGGACAAGAAAAACATACAAGATTGACGTTGGACGAAATGATAAGACGTTCAGAGCAAGTAAAGGAAGCAAAGAACAAAAATAAAACAAAGGAATTGTACGTTGAAAGCCTTGACGGCACAATCACAATAACAAAACCAACAAGAAATCAAGTAAATGACGCAATGAATATGGATGCGTATTCAGGCGAATCGGATGCATATCTGGTGTATGAATGTGTGACAGAACCGCCACTGAAAAACAAACAACTGCAACAGGCATATGGCTGCCAAGAACCATTAGATATTCTTGACAAAATATTTGAACCGGGCGAGGTAGTGAATATTTCAAAGGCTGCATTAAGTTTTGCAGGTTATGTTGATGATAGCGTTAAGGCGGTTGAAGAACTAAAAAACTAATTGAACGCAACGGTGATTTTGAATTAATACATTACTACGTCCAACGTGGTTTTGATTGGGATAGAATTGCCGGGGCTACGGGAAATGAAAAGGCATTTTTACGAGCCAG